CCTGATGGCGAACCGTCTCGATCCGATCAACCTCGTCGACTTCACCGGCGGCCTCAACACCCGCGCCTCGCCGTTCCAGCTGGGCGAGAACGAGACCCCTGAGTCGCTCAACGTTGCCGTCGATCGCCTCGGTGGCATCTACTCGCGCTATGGCTGGGAGCGCTGGAGCGAAGACGACCTGTGGGACGACCCCGAGGAGTGGGACCCCCGGCGGGGCTTCATGCATGCCCTCAGCGACGGCAGCTTCAACACCTACGTCGCCGCCAACGGCACGATCATCGGGATGACCGGGACGCCAGAGGCTGTCGATCTCGCGATCCCCTGCGCGGCGATCACTCACCTCGCTGACTTCGCCACGATGGGCGACACCGTCTACATCGCCTGCGGCCGGGAGAACGTCAGTTACACCCGCACCCTCGCCGGGGCCCCGGCGGCGATGGTCGCTGCCGGGGCGGGCCAGTGGAACGACGACTACACCGACCCGACCGGCGGGGTGATGCCCAAGGCCGAGCTCGTCGAGAGCCATGCCGGCTACATCTTCGTGGCCAACCTCGAGGAGGACGGCACCGACTTCCCCAACCGCATCCGCTGGTCGCATCCGACCAGTCCGGGCGACTGGGCCCAGGCCGACTACATCGACATCGCCTCCGAGGGCAGCCGGATCACCGCCCTGATGAGCTTCCAGGATCACCTGCTGGTGTTCAAGAGTGACGGCCTCTGGGCGATCTACGGCTACGACGCCAACTCCTGGCAGGTGATCAAGAAGTCGACGACGATCGGTGCGCCGGGCCCGCAGGCGGTGACCCGCAGCGAGACGACGGTGTTCTTCTACTCAGCCTCGGATCACGGTTCGATCTACGCCTACGCCGGCGAGATGCCCCAGGAGATAGCGCCGCAGCTGCGCCGCTCGATCGGCCAGATCACCCACCCCGATCTGATCTGGGTCGGCTGGCTGCGACGCAAGCTGTGGGTCACCGTGCCGTGGGACTACGACGGGGCCAAGGACGATTCGACCGGGGTGTTCGTGTTCGATCCAGCGGTCGGCGAGAACGGCTGCTGGATGTTCTTCACCAGCCAGTCGGGTGGTCTCGGCCCCCTCGTCGGCGGCTCCAACTTGGACTCCGCCTTCCGCCCGATGGGGGTGCTGCGCAACACCGAGCTCCCGCGCATCGTGCTGCTCGATGCCATCGAGGAGTTCGCCTACGACTCGGTGGCAGACATCTCGATGATCGGTGCCACGCCCTCGACGGGTGACCCCTTCGACGCCATCGTCATCGTGACCAGTTCTGGCGAGCAGATCATCGCCAGCGGGATGCCCGGCTTGCAGCCGTTCCGCACCGCCTACCGCACGCCGTGGCTGACCGCCGGTTGGCCGACGCGCAAGAAGTCGTTCCGCCGTCCTGACTTCGTGTGCCGCCGTACTGGGCTCACTCACCAGCTGCGGATTCAGTCCTTCCGCGACTACGAGGAGATCAACCCGCGCCGTCAGCACACGATGAACGTCGACGGCCAGGGCCTCACGGTGTGGGGCGAGTTCGACTGGGGCGACGGGACGCTGTGGGGTGAGGGTCGCGTCGCCGGCAACAAGATCGTGCGCGGCGGCACCCTCGGGTTGTGCAAGGCGGTGCAGGTGCGCATCACCGGGGTCACTCCGGGGGCTCGCTGGGGCATCGACGCGATCGTCATGAAGCTCGTCATGCGACGGTTCCACTAGGAGTATCTGATGCCGCTGATCCTCACCAACCGCTTCATCAACGGCGAGGTCGCTGACGCTGTCCCCGTCGACGGGAACGATCAGGCGATCCAGTCCTACATCAACTCCGAGGTCATCACCGCCGACGGCCTGACGCAGATGAGGGCCCCGCTGCTGTTGCGCAGTGGCGACCCAACCCAGCCCAATCACGCCGCCAACAAGGACTACGTCGACGCTCAGATGCCGATCGGCACGATGCTGATGTGGCCCGCGGTGGTCCCTCCCGCCGGGTCGAAGTGGCACCTCTGCGACGGCGGGGCGCTGGCTACGTCCGCCTACGCCATCCTGTTCGGTCTGCTCGACTACAAGTACGGCGGCAGCGGCGGGTCGTTCCTGCTGCCCAACCTGCAGGGACGCTTCCCGATCGGCTTCGACGCCACCAAGACGGCGTTCGATGTCATCGGCGAGGCGGGCGGCACCTTCACCGTGCCGGTCCCGGCGCACGCCCACGACATGCCGCACGAACACGGCCTGTCCATCACGACATCGGTCGAGACCTCCGCCCACACCCACGGCATCAGCCCCACCGGCACGATCACCACGTCGAGCGACGGCGCCCACTCCCACAACTCGGCGTACATCAATCACTCTCTCCCAACCGCGGGAACCGAGGGGGTCGATCGCAGCATGAACGCTGCCCCTCCGTACCCGACCGGCTACCTGCAGGCCGGTACCGATGTCCAGGGTGCCCACACCCACACTTACTCGGGCAACACCTCGGTCGAACAGGCCCTTCACACCCACGCCGTGAACGGCGTAACGAACGCCATCACTGCGGCGGCCACCGCCAACAACTCCGCCGCCCTGACCCCCACGGGCGTCACGACGACGATGGTCCAGCCCTACCTCACCGTCAACTTCATCATCAGGATCATCTGATGCCCTACGTCGACTCCGGCTACTACGAATCTCAGCGCCGTGGGATCGACGATCAGTACGCCGCGCAGATGGCGTCGAACACGTTCGCCCGCACGCTCGCCCAGACCAGGGGCAACCGCGACCTCAACCTGATGACCCAGGGGTTCAAGCGCCAGACGCCGAGCTTCCTGGCTGGCTTCGGGCAGCGTGGATTCGGGGGCGGCGTGCGCAGCGGCGTGATGCAACGCTCGATGCAGAACTACGTCAACGACTTCACGCAGCAGTACGGCACGGCGCAGAATGATCTCACCAGTCAGCTGCGTCAGTACGACCTGACCACCCAGCAGCTGGGTGCCGGGCAGGCGAACTCCTACGCCGAGCTCGAACTTCAGAAGGCGCGTGACATCGCCTACGCCGCGCAGAACATCGAGGCGCTACGCCAAGCATGGGGAGGTACCTGATGGCTCTGCCTTGGACATCGACCGGAGCGAGCAGCACCAGGAATACGTGGACGAACTTCCAGAAGCCGACGCCCGGTAGTGCTGCCGCCCAGAGGGTCGCCGCCAACGCCGCCAACTCGCGCGCCTTCAACGCGAGGAACGCTGCGGCGCAGGATGCTTCGGGTCAGCACACCGGCTTCTACTCGTGGTTCCAGCCGCCGGACCCCAGGACCTACAAGCCCAACGCCGTCGACCTGGCGCTGATGCGTGTTGGCGGCAACGCTGTCACCAATGCCTTCAACAATCAGCCCGCCCCTGCCGCCCCTGGCAGCCCCGGTGGCGGCGGTCGTGGTGGGTACGGCGGCGGCGGCGGTGGCGGCGGTGGACCGGCGGTCACCCAGGCGATGATCGACGCCCTCGCCCAGGCGCTCGGCGTGCATCCGGGCCAGCTGGGCTATACCCCGCTGCCCGCTTTCCAGGGCCAGGCGCTGCCAGCGTTCAACACCGCTCCCTATGACACGCAGCGCGCCCAGCTGGACCAGGCGGCGGCGCGCGACCAGGCCAACTTCAACACCAACCAGCAGGCCACCACCCAGGCGGTGCAGGGGGCGTACTCCAACCCCTACGCCAACGCCCAGGTGCAGGCGGGCGCGGCGACACCGCAGATGGGGGCGGGGCTGATGGCCACGGCGGGCGGCGTGACCGACCCGGCGCTGGCCCAGCAGATGAACGCCCAGAACGCCCAGAACCAGGGCTCGTTCCAGGACCTCTACCGGGTGCTCGGGGCCAACCAGCAGGCCAGTCAGAACTCACGCATGCAGCAGGTGGCGATGGATGCCAACTACGGGCGCCAGACGGCCGGGGCCCAGGTGGCCGGGCTGCAGGGCGGGATCGCCACCAACCAGGCCAACGCCCAGCAGGCCTACGCTCAGCAGCAGGCCGAGCGTGACTACCAGAACCAGCTGATGGCGTACCAGACCCAGATGCAGAACGCCCAGGGCCAGCAAGCCACCAACCAGGCCAACTGGACCCAGCAGAACGCCACCCTGCAGGCCCGCCTGCAGCCGGTGCTCGACCTGATCAGCCAGATCGGCGGGAGCAGAGGGCTCAATATCTCGGGGCTGATGCAGATGCTGCAGGGATTCGGGGCGTAATGAGCAACGACTACACACCGGGCGGTGGCGTCGACCCGACGATGATCCAGGCGCTGATCCAGATGCTGACGGGGATGGGCGGCAACCAGTCGTGGCAGGGCGCCGCCGATCCCAACCTGCTCAGCCAGTTGAGCTTCGGCTTCGACCCCACCCAGATGCAGAGCCTGTCGCTGCCGCAGATCCCCGGCACCTCCGAGCCCGATGACGTCGGCTACATCGAGGAGGCGAGCAAGCAGTACAACGTCTCCCAGGACCTCGTCAACCTGACCGGCCTCGGCGACCTGGGCTACGCGGCGATGAT